TGCACCGGCTTCTGCTGGTCACGATGATATGGTTATGGCCACTGCTCTTGCACTGTGGGCTGTAAAACTAAAACCGGTACCTTCTTGGTATTCAGTGAAGAAGACGATTATCGATGATATGATTAAAGGTAGACGTGCTAGAAGGATACTTAGAGATGGTGGGTACAACAAACACATTAGAGGATACAACAAATGAAATACAAAATGACGCCAAAGATTGTGCAACAAATCTTAAAAAATCACGAAGTTTATTGGCACGATGAACGACCAGATCTGTACAGATACAAACAAGCATATGAAACCAAGTTCTGGGACAGAGCTAGTGAAGGTCAGATGGCTACATATGTACAAACATCAGATGCATACGGTTATATTGAAAGTTATATTGCTTCTTTGTTTGCAAGAAACCCTGGTGTCGTTGTAAAGAATGGTATCCGTGGTAGAGGTGATGCTAGAATAGCACAACACTTGGCCAACGATTTCTTAGCATATCAACGTCAACAGATAGAAAATGCTAGTCGTATGGCACTTATCTATCCTATGTCATTTATCAAGATGATGCCAACAGGCAACAAAGATATCCTCAGAAAGGTTGACACTTGTGCAGTAGCACCTTGGGAAATAATCTTAGATCGTGATGCAAGACGATATGACGATATGAAGTTTATCGGTCATCACTACTATATGACACTGATCGAAGCACGACACAAGTTTGGTGATAAGAAATACAACCCTGTCCGCAAAGAGAGCTACTTTGAGAAGTACGATATGGAAACAGACGAATATGGTGGTACAGGCGGTCAGGTTGGTGATTACAACTTTGACCATTACAAGTACATTGAGATTGTAGAACTCTACGATTTACACACAGGTATGATGTACTTCTGGTCACCTGATTGGAAACAAGGTGAGAAGTTTTTGCTAGAAGAAGAAGTACCTTTCAGAGATGTCAATGACGATCCAATACCACCGATCGTACCTTTGTATTTCAACCGACTACCAGACAAACCAGTAGATGGGTACTCTGCAATGAGGAGAATATACGACCAGATATACGAAACCAATATGGTTAGAACATACCAAGCCAATGCAGTTAGAAAGGCTTCTCGTCAATATCTGGTAAAGAAAGGTGCACTAGACGAAGAACAAATGGCACAGATTACATCAGGTATCGATGGCCTTTTTGTTGAGGTAGATGAGGAAAGTTTGGCAGGTGTTATGACTGCAGTACCACAAAATCCAACACCACCAGAACTAGAGTTCTATGTCAATCAGGTACAACGTGACAAAGACAAAGGATCGATACTGGCACCATTTACAAGAGGTGAAAGTAGTAGAACATCGGCAACAGAAGCCGCTGCACTTGCTGCCTATACATCATCAGAGATAGGTCGACTGGCTAGAGAACGTGACAATATGATTGAAGAACTAGCAGAAGTATATCTCAATATGGTTGCACTATACATAGAAGAAGAAAACCAATCACAGATTATTTTACTGGATGGTAAGGCAACTGCAGTCAGATCAGACAACTTAGAAGAAAACTTCCATATCTTTGCACAAGATCAAGCATCTACACCTCTTTCAGAAAGTGTAAAGAAAAGAGAGTTTATACAGTCAATACCAACACTTGCAAACCTTGGTGTACCTCAGAAAACACTATTGGCTGAGTTGGTAAGAGCACTTAATCTACCAGAAGATTTTGTGTCAGCAGCAGAAGAAAACGAAAGAAGACAAGTATCAGCAGCCAAAGCACAAATGGCTGCAGAAGGTGTAGCACCAGATGCTGCTGAGCAAGCAGGAGGATTAGTTTCGACACCACAAGGGCCAGCTAATCTACAAGGTATTCTACCCGGCGCAACAGGAGTAAGTTAAGATGGGATTTTATAAAGTACATTGCAAAAAATGTCAAGAAGATTGGGAAGTTATGTGCAACTACGACCAGTTAGAAACATTAGTTTGCGGACAAAAAGATTATTGGGATCGACCA